CGGCCTTTGGCCAACCATAGTTGCTTAAGGGCAACTAAACCATTCTTGCGAACCTAAGTTATTACAACCAAGGCCCCAAGTCATACCAAGAAGCATTCAGGACCCATTTGACACGCACTTTAGAGAACGGTTTCCCGCGATCTAAAGCTGCCGACACTCGCGAGAGATGACGGCGACGGTCGAATGGTACTGAAGGAGCACCAAATCGCTTCTCAAGCATCCATAACGAAGCCAGAACAGGCGCGTTATCTTCTTCATAATCCCAGTATTTCGGGACTTCTACCTCGAGTTTGCACTCGATGCCCTCTATCCATGATTTCGGACGGCGGATATGATTCGAAGCAAGAGCTTCGTCCATATTGACGGCGAAACCTCCGGATAGAGATACCAAAGCACTACAAACAAACCTCCGAGAAGGAGGAATGGTAGCGACAAGACCAGACCAAACACGAAAAGCCCATTGACCACAACTTTGAGAATTATCTTCCCAAAGGTGAGAGTTAAGGCGAAGGCGGTTGGCGGTTTTGTAGACATCGGCGTAGGAAGAAAGCCTTTTCTTCAAGAAAAGGGGCTTGCAGTTTCGACCGCTGTACCAATGGTCCCCACAGCTTTCGCGGAAGGGACCAGAGACAAACGACTTAGAAGGATTTATTTCAAACCCAGCTAAGCCGAATGCTTGTACAGCAAGAGGCACTCCGGCACTCGGAAGTATAATATCGTCGCCATAAACAGCGACGTAACCCGTATCCAGCTGAAGCTGTTCACAAACAGCCACAGTAATCGAGTGGAAGATAAGACTTTCCAATTCGAAAGTAAAACCATTTCCCATGGAAGAAAACATCTCCCATAGGTGAGGTTCATCGGAACCGGGTATACGACCGAAATGACTGCGACTGCAATCAAGGGCTGTCAGCCAGCCGGGATGAACATATAACCGTTCACCCGGGTAAGGCTGAAGAAACCACTTGACGGCATCACGACAGAGGCTATTACTAGCGTCCGTCATATCGAGAGTGGCCAGACTGTCGTCAATGCTGCCCTGACGGGCAAGCAGTTGATTTCTAGTCTGATCATCAAGATCGCAGCCATGCCTACGAAGTCGACGACGAATCATTTCGCCTAATCCCTTTTGAAACCAGCCGTTAAGGCCCGGTTCCATCGCGATTGTGCGATCTGTTTTTGCCGACTTCGGAACTGTGGTTACCTTGTTACACTCCTGTATACACAGGATAGGGTTGGAAAACCAACCCGGCCAACTCTTATCGAGTTGGTCGCGTACAAGTGTAGCAAGAAGTGGAGTCATTTCGCGTTCCACGCGAAACTTTTGGGAATACGTTGCCTTCTGTCGGCGTAAGGCCGACGTGGCACCGGGACCCCAACCACAAGACTCAAACCACTCATCGACATCAAAAGTCCCGAGTATCCGCGCCATTATTTTCTTCGCATGTAGAAGTACATGTAAAGCCTTCGGGTTTCCGTATCCGAAGGACGGTGAGCGGAAGGAACGATTGATGTATCGATTAACCTCTTCGCGCTTTTTAAGCGCATTCAAGGCGATTTCGCGAGTATCCAGCTTCAGGCTTAGGAATGTGGCCTTAGACAGGAGTTTAACCGCAGCATAATCACGACGAAACTCGGAGGGATCCGAGTAAGAATCAGGATTACACTCAATTGACAGCATAAGGGCATGTTCGCCTTTCTGATAAAGATCAAGAAGACGATAAGCCTTTATAGTATCAAGGGAAATCAGGTAGTTTCGAATGAACTCGTCGGTGTTAAGACGAGAGTGGGACTCACTAAAACCCGTCCGGGTTTTAGGTCGTTGACGCAGACGACGATTGGTCATGCAGATTCTCCTATCCGGGTAGAATCATCAAGTGAACAAGACGATGAAGAAGCCGTTAGAACGGCGGATTCAGGTCAATCACTTGGTCGTAGATCGGCCAGCCCGTGTTGTACTGCAAGAAATAGGCGAACATCTTTACGAAGTCCTTCCTTTCTTGCAAAGCAGCACGTTCAGGAATCGAATACGACGCACGCCCGACGAGGCGGTAGGCTTCCTTCGACGGCGGGTTGTAACCCGTCACCGAGCCAGAAGCCGCCACCTCGAGAACCGGCATGGTGAAGAGCACCTCGTGTTTAAAAGCACGAGTTGCGACGTCTTTTCCGAGAGGTTCTCGGAAATTGACGGCGATACGAGGCATTCCCTGAACGATGTTCTGGGTCTGATCGATCCACTTCGCCACCCCACCCGCAGCCCCAAGGGGCTTGAAGGTGTGGTTGACCGGCGTCGCCGCTGCATCCGGGACGACAAGGTTTGCTTGAGCTGACATGTTTACACATCCGTGTAGCGGTTAGAGCAGGTAATCCGGCCTGGTAACCGATATAATATATTCATTTCTTGAATATATTGTTGAGGAGAGCGATGGCATTAAGGGCATGCTCTGGAGAGAACGGATTCTTGAATCTGGGAAGCGCGACTGTCGGCATACCAATTACTTGGCGCTGACAGGCGTGTAACCAGGAAGAAGCTGCTGCTGCTCCAGCGTAGGTCCAGCCACCGCGGGTGGTTCCGATTAATGAGGCGTCGGAATGATAGTGGTACAGGTAGTTAAAAGTACCACGTCGCCATGCGATACCATTAGTCGCATCCAGATTGGACAGCATGTTTCCAATAGGGATGAACCAGTCAGCGACAAAGCTGAACGGAAGGAGTTCCCAGGCCAGCAAAGCTGGATTGGTAATTCCTAACGTAGATAAAGTATGAGAAAACTCATTCTTTATCTCCCACTCACCAGTCATCGACCCGGTGATCTTCCAAGTTCGTTTTTCAACTTGCTTGAGAGCACCACCAAGTCCATTCATGGTTTCCGTGGAGGTATCACGAGAGATGGAGTGCAGAACTTTCGCACGAGTAGTTCGCTGCCGTGTTTCAGCTTTCGCCAAAGCGGCAGCGCTACCATAGACGTCATCGAGCAACGGTTTCCAACCGTACTGAAGCTCGAGCCAGGCCGAGGCCACAGCATCCCGTGGATTACGGGCATAACGTCTAGTCCATCTTTCCTTCCACACATTTCCAAGACCGTCAGTAGTCTGACCCAGCGCCTGAGCGGCGTGGTACAGATCACCTCTCTTGAGGTATTTGACGGTGTCAATGAGTCTAGATGCCGTAGTTGCAACAAGAGCAACGGTTTGCTTACGCTCACCGAACGCTTGTAACAAATTAACATCCATCTCCTTGATCTTAGCAAGCAACTTGTTAGACAAGGCGCCGTTCATCTCAGAAATGAGAGAAGCATCCGGAGCAGCTTCATTGCGTATCGTGCCACCAGTATACGTCTCAGTTAAGAGACCCGTACTTTTGACAAATACCCATTCACTACCAGTAGGGAATCGAGAAATCGATCCCTTATAGTAGTTGGTCATACTTTTCTTGTTAGAAAAGTTATCCCATGGAAGCTGAACATGCTTTGTCCTACGGAAGCCGGGGTGATTCTCCCATTGTTTCCTCCATTCGTCGAAAGACGCTGTAGTGGAATTGTAGACGGTTGTTGAGCCGCCTATTCCATCACCGTATTCGACAGAACCGAGGCCGACAGTGGTGAGGTTTCCCTCGACTACTTTGGACATTACATACTACCTTTCGGATGAAAAGAAACCCTTATATTCTTCGGTCACATAGGAAAACAGCAACAATTCGGAAAGCAACTTGCCCCGGGAGGGGCGAGTAGACTTCTCGACAGCCAAAGCTGAGTCGAAAAGAGGAAGCTGCACAGTCGGCATAACGGAAGGCGGAATTCTGCCCTCAATTACGGCGAAATGCGGCACCTCATTTGGACTATCCATTGCCGTATCCTAAAAACCTCGATTAGATGGTCGAGGAGACCTGGAAGAAGG